CCGAGCCCGTTTGTCTGGAATTCTGTTTCATTCTGTTCGAATAGGATGGGAATCATAAGATATACCACCTCGGAGTGATCTCGACCCTCGTGATGCCAGAGCCGAGCGTGATGCCGTTCTGTCCTGGCGCGAGTGTCGGATATTCCTGGCCGGAGAGCTGCACATACTGATTGCAAGAGGATGTGCCTTTGTAGGCCTCCTGGATCTCGCAGTCGATGTCTGTGTAGCCGTCCGCGTATGTGATCGTGATCGTTCCGGAACCTACTCCGACGTTGCCCGTCCCGTAGATTCGAAGCTTAGGTTTCGACGCAAAGCGTGACGGGTTCGTCAGCGTTCCGGACGCCGTGAGGTTCGTGACTTCTTCTCCGGAGAGGAGGAAGCGCCGCGGATCCCTCGTAAATGTCAGTTCAAAAGAGCCCTGCCTGAGAGTCTGCAGAACATCTGCCTCGAGGCCTTTCTCGTAATATGCCCGATAGAACTCGCCCGGGTGATAGGTGTCCGTGAGCCGCTGCAGGCCGCGCTGGGCCATGAGCGCATTCCGGAAGCCTTCGATGTTGGTGTCGAAGTCCCTCAGGATAAACGCCGGATAGCTGAACTCCTGAGCGAGAAAACGCCCGTTGTCCATCGTAAGGACACCGTCGCGGCCTTTGATCTCGATGACTTCGATGTCCCGCTCCGGAGCTCCGAATGTACCGCCTCCGGAGATAAAAACACCGTAGTCCGAGCTCTTGATTCCGTTGAATACAAAAAAATTTCTCATTATGCGTACACACTCATTGACTGCTCCGTGCGGAACTGGATCCGCTCGGCCACTTTGTCGGCCAGCGCGTTCACATTCATCCCGCTCGGCGCGTTTATCGTGATGTTGTTGGTCACCTGAGCACCGGCCAGCTGCCGGAGCTTATTAAGGCCCATGACAATCTCGGCCCCGTTACCGTCTCCGAAGCCCTTCATGCCGTTCGCGGTCGGCAGAACAGTCGGCCTCGTGAACATGATCGGGTTGTCGTAGGCCTTTTTATACCAGCTGATTGAGAAGTGCGGCACGCTCGGAGGAACCAGCGAGAACGACCCGCTGATCGAAACGTGCGGCAGCTTCAGCCGCGGCAGGCTCCAGGAGAAATTAAAGAACCCTTTGATCCTGTCGATGATCTGCCTCACGGTATCCCTCGCCGCTCCCAGCTTCTCGGAAAACTTATTTTTGATGTCAGTCAGCTTCCCGCCGGTGAGGGAGTTGAGGATATTAAAACCGCCCTGCCAAATTGACTTATATCCTTCCCAGGCTCCGGCCACGATCCCTCGGATCCCGCCGCCCGCGTCCTGGTATTTCTGTTTGATGGAGTTCAGCTTGTCGGAGACGTTGCTCTTCACTGTTTCCATCGAGGAGCTGATCGTGTCCTTGATGTTGCTCCAGCTTGTGGAGGCGGTGCTTTTCACATTGCTCCACGCGTCGGAGCACTTCGTTTTGATGTCGTTGACCTTGTTCGAGACGTTGGTCTTGATATCGTTCCATTTGTTGGTGATGTCGGTCTTGATCTCGTTGACCTTATTCGTCACGCCGCTCTTGATGTCGTTCCATTTGTTGGAGATGTTCGTCTTCAGTGTCTCGACCGCCTGCGAGACCTTCTCCTTCAGTCCGTTCCAGGCATCGACCACTTTCTGCTTAAGGTCTGCCGCCCACTGGCAGATCGTGTCCCAGTTGGTATAGAGGGCGACGCCGATCGCGATCAGAGCCGCGACCGCTGCGATGACGATCCCGACGGGCGAGGCGAGCATCCCGATCGCGCTCACGAGCGACCCGATGCCGGTGATTATCTTCCCGACGATCATGATGACCGGAGCGACCGCTGCCACGATCCCGATGATCTTGAGGATGGTCTCCTCCTGCTCCGGTGTGAGGTTCCGGAGAGCTGTGGCCACTTTGTCGACGACTTCCGCCGCCTTCTCGAGCGCGGGCCCGAGGATGGAGGCGACGTCCGCCCCGATCTGGCCCATCGTCCCGGCGATCGTAGCCTTCATCTGCTGGATCGTGTCGTCGGTGTTTCCGAGAGACTGCAGCGTCTCGTTGTCGAGGATCAGACCCATCTCCTGGGCCTGTGTCCCGAACGCCTTCAGAGACTCGCCGCCGTCGTCAACGATTCCGGCGAGGGAGTCTGCAGACTTTCCGAAGAGGCTCATGGCCAGCTGGTCGCGTTCCGTTTCGTTGCTGACCTGCCCGAGCGCCGCTATCGTCTCATAGAAGACGGTCGTCGCGTCGCGCATGGATCCGTCCGCGTTTGTTGTGGCCACTCCCAGTTTCGCCCATGTTTCCGGCTGGCCGTCCATGTTGCCCTTCATCTTCTTCAGGGCTCCGGAGATGTCCTCAAACGAGACGTCAACCAGTTCGGAGGCATACTGCATTTTCTGGATCTCATCCGTCGACAGCCCGGTCTGCTGCGAGAGCGTCAGCAGGTCGTCAGCGTTCGAGATCGCGTCCATGCCCATCTTGGCCAGGGCCCCGCCTGCAGCTGCAGCGGCTCCGGAGATCGGAGCCAGTTTCTCGCCGAAGCCGGAGACTTTATCTCCGACTTCTTTGATGCTGTCGCCCGCCGCCTGCATCGCCTGCTTTGCCACGCTGCCGAACTCGCTCATCTTGGACTGGAAGCTCTTCAGAGACTGCTCGTCGTCTACGATCTGCCGCTCGAGCGCTTCCATCTGCGCCTTGACTTCCGGAGTCTGGTCTGCAGATTTCAGCTGTGAGAGAGCTTCCTTCTCGGTATCCAGTTTTTTCTTAGTATCGTCGATGGCCTTCGTCAGCAGATCCTGCTTCTGCTTCAGAAGCGTAAGGTTGCCCGGATCCAGCTTCAGGAGCTTGTCGACGTCCTTCAGATTCGACTGTGTCGTCTTCAGGTCTTTGTTGACGTCGGTCAGAGCCTTCTGCAGCCCCGTAGCCTGGCCATCGATCTCGATGGTGATGCCCTTGATTCTCGATCCTGCCATACTTAAAACCTATCCATATCTTCCTGAGTAGCTAACTCTGTATATTCTGCGTCATCATTGGCCCGCTCCGTCATCATGTCTATGACTGTGCCGTACTCGAAAAGAGGCAGATCTGACGGTCTCAGCCCGAGCTCTGTGCACCGGAGCAGATAGAGGCCTGTCGTATACGGGCGATCCGTCACTCGCCCGGCTTTTTTGGGACAGACAGCCCTTTGGTCTGGCCGAAGTAAAGACTCGTTATGTCCCCCATGGCCGTCGCGAAGTCCATCGGCTCAAAGTCCTCGAGCCATTTATAAAAATCGTCCTTCGTGAGTGAGGTGAGTTCCTTCATCGTGAGACCTTCGCCCTGCTTGGCCATGACATAGGCGAGCTGCGTGAATACGCTGACGTCGGGCTGGTTGTCCTGCATCCGTCCGATCTGCAGAAGCAGGTCTTCGTGGAAAAGCTGCTTGTAAATAAAAGGAGAGGCCGCGTTTGCGGCCATCTCGATCTCGCGGTTTCCGATCAGTAGTGTGCTTTTCATGTGGATCTCCTTTCAGATTTACGTCGCCGCCGTCGGTGCATAGACAGCCGTGAACCAGCTGTTGTACGCGGTCTGCTGCGACTCCGAGTTTGTGGACGCCTTCACGATGTCCTTCTGCAGCGCTGCGTTGTAAACACTTGTCGCCGTGATCGTGACCGTCTCGGTCTGCGGTTCGACAGACTCGCCTTTGGTCGTAGATCCGGCGGATGTTCTCGTCGCCGTGCAGTTAAACATGACGTGACGCGTCGCCTTTTCATCGCCTTCAAACTGGAACATGAGAGCGAAATGTTTGCTCTCCGCTCCCGCATCCTCTACCAGGACGCCCGCTCCGTCGGTGACATAGCCGAGGATCGCGGTCTTAAACTCGTCCGGGATCAGCGCGACCTCAAGGTCGCCCTCGTATCCGTTGTTGGCGGCGCCTACCCAGTAAACGACATTATCCGCATAAAACGGAGTGTTGTCGCCCTGCGGTTCAAGCGAGAGCGAGACTGCTCCCGGGATTCTGACCGGTGTGCCGTAGGTCGGCGCTCCGGTCTCGGCGTCGAAGGTAGTGATCGGCGCGAAGTAAAGGCTCTTCAGGCCGTATTTGATCTTATTCGCCATTATTGTCTCCTTCTGTGATTACTACATCCATCTCGTACACGGTGACGTGCATACTCTCGCTGTCCAGATACTCCTCGCCCTTTGTGTAGACGAGTCCGTTCTGGTTGAAAACAGCCTCGGCCGTTTTCTCGAGCGTGAAGTCCTTCTCATCCGTGTACAGTTCGACAGCAAGGTGCTCTATCTTCTGGTAGTTGTTGTCATCCGCCAAGAAATCGCTGCTATTCGTGAAGAAAAAGCAGACGTACGGAGGGCCCTGCTGTGTTTCCTTAAACTGATAATATGCGGACGGTACGCCGATGCTCTCGGCCATGTCCGCGACCTCCTGGTATGTCATACCGGCAACCCCTCTAATTTGCTGATGATCCGCTCGTACGCTTCATCGGACGCCCACTTCTCGACCGCCGCGATGTGGGGGATAGCACCGACTCTTCCAGCGCCCCCACGTTTTAGGTGGCCGAACTCGAGCAGATGCGCGAGCTGATAGGTCGGCGCGTTTCCGTAAACGGTCGCTCCGACGCGGATCCTTCCCTTCTCGACTTTGCTCGTCCAGTGCTTGGCGTATTTGCCGGTCTTACCCTTCGGTGATTCCTTTCTGAGCTTCTGGGCCGCTTCCTTCGCGACGTCCGGGACGACTTGCGTGACAGCCTCGACGACTTGCGGATAGTATGTATTCTGCAGAAAACTGCTGACTGTATCCGCGAAGTTAAACCTGCTGCTGTTGATTACTGACATTGAGTCCGCCCTTTCGTTCCGTATAGAGTTCTATAACATCGTTCCGGCCCATGTACGTCCGATAAACGCCGTAGTGCCTGCCGTTATAAACGATCTCTTTCTCGTCGTTATAGTCTCCGGAAAACATTCGAAACTGGAGCTCCGGGTTGAGGCCATTCCGACCTCCCTCAAAGAACTCCGCCCTGGTCACTGAGTCGACCTGCGCGAACACTTCCCTCGAGGTCGTTCTCTTCTCGAGGATTCCGTACTCG